AATGCATCACAACCAAATAACATATTGCCGATTGTCGTTAGCGAAGAAGTATCCCATCCGCTAATATCTCCATTGAATAGAACGCAGTTCACAAACATATTTTGTGCAGAAACCAATCCGCTAACGTCCCAAGTATCAACTCCGATTCCCGTAAAGACGTCGCAGTTGTCGAAAGGTCGAAACCACGTTCCGTTTAGCGTCCAATTCGCAACCGATGAGTTGAAGGAGTCGCAGTTTTGAAACGCTTGTTCAACATTAGTAAGACCACTCGTTACCCAAGTGCTTAGGCTTGTGTTAAATGCCGTACAACTCGCAAACATCTTCTTGATATTTGTGGTTGAGGAAGTAACCCAATTCGCTACATTTCCGTTGAAACTTGACGAAAGCTGAAAGCAGAATTGGTAATCAGTTACTCCACTCATGTCCCATGCTGACCAATCGGGAGTAGTGATTCCCGTTCCATAGAATTGGCTTGTCATTGCCGTTGTGCTAATGGTTGGAACATCGGTCGCGCTAACGTCCATATTGGAACACCCTTGAAACATTCGGGTTCGGTCAAACTCGAAAATCGTTCCCCAGTTTGATACGTCCGTAATCTTCAACTTGTCTCCTCCATTTTCGAAAGCCCAACCTTGAAGCGTGTCTCCGCTTATCGTTATGGTGTAAGTTCCCGCAGTCGTGTACGTATGCGTTCGGTTAGCGAATGTTAAGTCGTCTGAATTAGAATCGCCCCAATCTATCGTACCCGAAAATACTCCCGCAGACTTTAAGGGAAGAGTTACCGTTTCGCCATCGGAAGCTACGTTCCAAGTAGTTACAAAGTCGGGATTGACGGGTGCAACACCGCCACCTCCACGCCTTGCGGCAACTCCTATTTTGGCAACGCCTATCATTGGTTATAAATGATAACGCTCCCGCTTGTCAAGGTAATTGCCGTGATTACGTCCCCAGAAGGAACGACAATGTAAGCTCCCGCCTTGAGAGTTGGGTTCGTATCAATTCCATAAGCCGCCTTGGCATCTGCTCCGTCCACTTCAAATGTTCCTATTACGGTGTCCTCTTGGACGATAATAGCATAACCTTTTAGTGAGGTGTGAGCCGTTGTAGTTACGAGGAACTTACTTCCTCTTCCGCCTATTAGTTTTTGAGATTCTGTCATTTTAATTAGGTATTTGACACTTGTTGTAGTCGTAAGGTTGTGTTATGCTTAGAACGCAAGAGTGACCGCTTACTTTGTCATCGAATCGCTCCGTAAATGGTTCAAGCGTTACGCTCGGTTGAATGTTTAAATCGGTAGTATGTAACTGCCTGAAGTACGCAACGAAGTCAAGCAATACTTGTATTGTGTCGCTCATTACTTCTTGTTCGTTTTCTTCTCCCGGAAGAACCCTGTCCATTGCCAGCAGTCGAATGTTGTAGGTTAGTGTTCTGTCAGAAAGTACAACGCTCTCCTCAATAGCCCACAGAACAAGGTAGTCAAGTTCCTTTGGGTTGATTTCCCAAACGTCCCCGTGTCCGTACTGCTTCACCTGAAGGTGCGCGGTTGCTTGGTTCTCTATTAGGGTTAGTATTTCGTTTAGCGTCAACATACTTTTTCAACTTCGCTTGATTGCGTCTACTTGCGTTTATGCTCATATTTGTCCTCCAGTGAAATATACTTTTTGCGACCGCCTAAAAACATTCCAGTCGTGTAAGTTCGAGTATCGGGTTGAATAGTATCAAGTCCGCTATTCGGGTTCGCGTAAGCTGGGTAGTCCGTTTCGTTTTCCAATAGGAAAGAAACCAACCGCTCCGTGTACCATTCCGCTTTATCTCGGTAACGCTTTGAAATAAAGTTAATCTCGTCAAGTGATGCGTTGCTACTGTTCTCCGAACTCTGCTGGTGTAGTCCTTTGTTCAGAAACTTGTAACTAATCGCGGTAGGTGCTTCGGCTTGAACCCAGTAAAGTAAAGACGGTTGAATGTAATCTTCAAGAAGCGTCTCGTTTGCAGTCGTAAGGCTTGACGTTGTAATTTGAGTCTTTAGTTCATCGTACAAAGTCGTCCCTATCTTGTGTTGAATGTGAATGTCTTGGCACATCAAAACAACTGGACGCAAGTATTTGAAGTCGATATTCTCGTGCAGAAGAGTGTTGTCTTTTAGAAATGTCTCCGATATAAATAGAACGTTAGCCATCTTACTTTTTTACTCGCATTAATTTCTGCTCCCAGTAGTGTCGGCAATGGTAAGACTTGCCCCAAAATCCACCGCCTCGCATCCATACGTTACGGTTTTCAGTAACTCCAATGTTCTGAATTTCGGTTAGCTTCCAGCTTCTCCCGGCTTCGGTTTCTGCCACAAGTTCGCGGCAAAATTCACGGCTTGTTGGAATGATAGAAGCACCACTTGCTTCGGGTCGCTTCTCGTAAGTGTAACGAATTACAAACTCCTCTTCGACTGGTGGAATTTCTTTAAGTAGCCTTTCGCCTTCTTCGGTTACTTCGACCAATCTTTGAGTTGAATCCAATACCTCGTCTATTGCTATTTTAATCGCGTTCGCCTCGTTCAATGCCTGAAGTCCAGCCATAACCCTCTCAATAGAAAGTTGTAACTGCTCTGCGATTGCGATAAACGGAGTCGCTGGATTCTCTTTTAGAATGTTCAGAATAGCCGTGTCAATCGGGTCTACTTCAGCAAACCAATACTTTCGGTTGAGTTCCTCGTGTAGTTTCGCGGAGGTTTCACTTTCAAAGTTCAAAGCCTTACCGTTTCCTACTGGTTCGTAATCAGTCGAGCCGCAGTTCTTGAAGTATTCAATTAGAATATCGTCCTCACTCTTTGAAGTCTTAGCCGCCTGAATTGGTTGTTCAAGTTTCGGAAGTCCAATCTTCTCGCGAATCTCCTCTTGAGTCATTACGCTAACAACGGTATTCTCGCTGAACTGAATAGAAATAGGCTCGGTATCTTGAATGTAAAGACAGTTCTTCAATCCTTGCAAAGCCGCTAATTCGTTAAACACCCTTTCGATAAACTGTTGGCGGTTGTTGACGTAGGTATTTTGAAACAACTCAAACGAATCAACCAACTGGTTTCGGCTTGTGAAGATTCCGTCCTCTTTGATTCCGAATAGTGCTGGGTCGGTTACTTGATGCCCCGCGTATATTTCCCTTTGTACGGTCTTATTTAAGATGTCGAAACGCTTGTCGAAGTCGTTACCGTTTAACTGCTGAATCTCGACTCCTCTGTCTCTTGAGTCCGCGAAGTTTAACACTATTGAATTAGCGTTATCCGTTCCCGTGAACTTGTCCTTTATTTGCCGCTCAATTTCCTCTTGTTCCTCTTGCGTTGGTTCTCCGTTATAGAACGATACAATCGTGCCTCCGACAAAGTTGTTCTTTACTGCATTTAAATGGAAGTTTGCAATCTCAACGTCTAACTCAATATAACCCGTTGAACCTAAGTAAGTCGGCAAAGGGTAATACTTGCAGTCAGGCGAGTAACCCTTAACGTAAAGTAGTTGTTTGCCGCTTGGGTTCTTCCAGTCAAAAGCGTCAATCTTCTCAACTACTGGGTTGTGCTTTGCCCAGTCCTCAGAATAGTAATAACAAGAGCCGTCCTCGTTGCTTCGATACCTTGCAAAGTCGGCGTGGTAAATAGCCGCAATCTTGTCGTTCAGTTGGTTGTAAACTATCTCCAGCGCGAAGCCGTTGTAAAGTTCGTAGTCAAGTGCGACCTTCTCTAAGATGTCGTTTAGGCTCTCGTATTGGTTAGGCTCTTCAACGAACTGCTGAAGCCTTGCAAGTCCCATAGTGTCGAGTCCTTCCTTGTCTATTGCCCAACCCTGACCGACAACGTAGTCCTTTTTGGAATTTATGATTGCGTGGTTCTTCGCGCTTCTTCTGTAAAGGTTCAGAAGGTACTCCGGGTAACGGTTTTTGTATTCGCCTTCGTCTCCGAATAGAATCCAATCCTTGCCCCTTGCCTCCTTGAAGGTCGGTACTTTGTGCGCTCCGAAGTTCAATACTTTAAGACCCATAAACTACGTATGTTGAGTTACCGCCTGAGTAGCTGGTAACTGGTGTTTGTGTTCCCGTGACCTTCACGATTCCAGACTCCAACTCTAACAACCCCGTAGGGTCAAGGTTTGAACTTGAAGAATTTGCGTAAACAAAATACCGCCATTGCCCTTCGGTTGGAAGTTCGACCTCCGCGTTCAAGTTGTCCGGGCTTGTCTGTTCTGTAATAGTGAACTTGTTAAACCGTTCAGGATAAAGACTTGAATCCGTAGCAATGCAATACTTGACTGCCTCCGTGTTATCCGATTGGAACTTGAACAGATAGTAAGTAGCCGTTCCCCTTTCCGTAAGGGTTAACGCTATCTCGTTAGCCGTATTTCGCTCGATGTTTATCACACCGCAAAGACTACGTATTCAATGTCTACGTCTGCCGTGTCAGCTTGTGCCGTTATCTCGTCAATATCAACGTAAGCACTAAACGCACTCGCAGAAGTGTTAGCGTCCATTGAACCCGTTGAAAGCATAAAAGTCGCTCCAGCGTCAACTTTAACGTCTGCCGTCTCCGCTCCGCTATTTTTAAACCTTACGCGAATATGGTTAGTGTTGTCAAGGTTCGTAATTCGGATGTAACGAATTGAAGCCCTAACGAATTTACCTTGCCCGTTATTGGTGTTCAGTTCAACAACGTCTGTCTCTCCCGATGAGTCGATTGTCATAACTCTACGGTCAGCCTCTGCCACGTTGTCGATTGTGCGCGTATGTGAGCCTCCTCTGTCAACTCCTCCGAGCGTTAGAGATTCAACTATTTGAACCGTTGCGGTTGCTGGTGTTACGGTCGATGCCATTGTGCTTTTTCTTTAAATAGCAAAAGTTCTTTTTTGTGCCACATTAAAAAGAAAAGCCCCGACCGAAGTCAGGGCATCTCCAACAGAACTATGAAAAAGAACTCTCAATCGAGAGTGAGCAAAGATAGCTTTTTAATTCGTAATCGAAGCCGCGTCAGAAGCTGAAATTGAAACCATTGGTGCGCTTTCAAGTCCGCTTAGAGTAAGCGAAAAACCTGAAAGGTCGGCAAATGCAGTCCCGGTCGCTGAAGTTCCAGCGTTCAATTCAAGACCGTTTTCGTAACCAACAACCCAATAAGAACCGTCATTACTCTCAACGATAGCAACAACGCGATTTTGAGCAAGTAGTTTAATCTCGTTTCTTTTAGTAACGTCCAACTTTGAAAGAACGACCACAACTTCAGGAGTGTAATAAACCGTCCCATTTTGAGAACTTCCGTTTATTGTTTCCGTTAGTGAAGAAGTTTCTTTTAGTTGCTCGTACTTAAAAAAAGTAGGCGTTGCAGTTATCGAAGTAATTGTTCCAACCGTTGCCGCGTCAGCGTTAGGAGATAAGGCAAGATAGTCTTCAAGACTCGCGAAGCTAACACTCTTCACTCCTCCTACTGCGTCTCGGCAGTCAAGGTCAAAACCCGTAGTTAATGCACAACTCATTTGTTTTATTTTTTGGAGTGAAGGGGCGACCGAAGCCGCCCCGTTAAATTAGATAATTACTTTACCGACTTCAGCTTTGTAAGCGATACCAGTGCCCATAGTGAACTCCATCGCAACACGATATTTCCTGTCGTCTTGTGAGTACCACGACTCGATGTTAGTACTATCCGCAGACAAATCAACGCCCAGATAAGCGTTACTTGAAGAGAAACCTACGGCTTTGTCAAGTCCGTCAAGACCGCCAACTCCTACGATTTCCATGTTAGTACCCGGAAGAATGATTCTCAACGGGTCAACGTCTGCTCTGTCCATTGAACCTTGAAGCGCACCACCTGAAAGGATTGAAGCACCACCGTTACCGTTCATAATTGCAGAAACCAACGTTCTAAATTTGTCAACTCCAAGATAAACTCTGAAGTCGTTTTGAGCAACTGCCGCAGAAGGAGCCTCCACGTAGATTCTTTCAACCGCTTCAACAACGTTGTTAATGTCAATTGCTCCAGTTAGAGCCGTTCCGAATGAACCGCTTGTACCGTTGCAATCTGTGAAGTTAGCCGCGTCAATCAAAAGACCATCGAACATATCAAGGTTTGTTAACGTACCTCCCGAAGCGTCTCCTTGCCAAATTACTTTTTCAAGTTCGTCTTGAACTTTTGCAACAAGGTAGCTGGCGAACTGAGCCTCGAAAGGAAGAGCCTCTTGATGAGTTCCCGCTGGCATCTGAGTTCTCCAGTAATATGCGTTCAAGTCTTTCGGACAGAACTCCATATTGATTTTCACTTGCTTCGCGTCAATCGTTTCTTGCGTGAAAGTTGCGTCTCCGCTTGCGTTCCAAGCACATCCGCTTCCGTCTTGCATTGTAACGTCAACGTCCATTTTGTTAATCTTGGTTTCGCCTTTTACGCCAACTTGTGGAGTTAGGAAACCAGCAGTACGACCGCCAATAAGAGCGGCAGTCGCCAACTCAAAGTTTTGTTCGTCAATGTATGCCGTTAAGGCACTTAAATCTAAAGCCATTGTTTAATGTTTTTATTGTGGTTTATTTTTTTGCTTTCATTGCCTCGCGCATTTTGCTCGCGAGTTCAGAGTAGTCTTTGCCCTTTCCGAATGGATTAGGAACTGACTTAGTAGGTGCTTCCTTTGGAGTTGCCGCCATCTTCTCAACGATGTCTGTAATTAGACCAACCGCTTTCTCGATTTCTCCGACCTTCTCAGTCTTGGCGAACTTGTCAACCTCCGCTTGTATCAAAGTAGCAACTGAGTCCATAATCTCCAACTTGAACGCTTCAGCGTCAAATTCAGCAACTACTTCTTCAGTAGTCTCTTCGGTTGTTTCGTCTGCTGACATCTCTTCTTCCTTCTCCTCTTCGGCTTCTTCTTCAACTGGTTCAGGCTCAAGAATCTCAACGATAACACCGCCTTCAGTTCTTACAACAACTCCGCTTTCGAGTTCGTGTTCTCCGTCAGGAGCCGCAACGATTTCGCCATCTTCGCCAACAACTGACAAAGCCGCGCCAATTTCCAAAACTTCGTAACGTACTATCGTTCCGTCAACAAGTTTAGCGTCCTCGAATTTCTCTTCGGTTTCGCTGAATAACAGTTTCTTGATTTCGGGAAGTTTAGACCCGACTAATTCTGAGATGTTC